TGCGTTGGTGTGCCGATTGCACTTGACCTTGCTGCGGAGTCTGCAAACACCATCACGGTTTGGTCTTGCAGGTATCCCTGAACATCGGCTGCTGCGACGACATCTCCTGCCGACCAGACTTTTCTACCTAAACCTGACATTATTCTCCTTAGAACGCCAAGGCGTTTCCGTTGTCTAGCTTACCAAATACCGCATCGTCGAGAACCAGCAGTGCGAAGTCAAGTGTCGAGAACCCAAGCGCCATGACATGATTGACTGAGTCAACCGCATGGTCAATTGAAATGACCTCGGCGTACTTGTCAATACCCGGAGCTATCCCGTTAGGTGTAAAGACAATGTTGACTACGTCACCAATTTCTAGGCCAAGAAGCTGAGACTGTTGTGCAGTAGTTCTTTGGTCGAGGCGAATCTCGACAGACTTGAAACGATACTCAGGGTCCTTAAATCTGTTGGCTAGGAATGAAGCGTAGCTCTGTAGGTCTGTATCGCTGTTTATTAGAAGGTCAGAGCGAGTCAGGTTGAAAATTCCATAAGTGTCCTGAGACTCTGTTGCGTTTACTTGGACGCCGGTCTCAAGTAGCGACGAAGTTGCGACAACCTCGTTGTAAAGAAGTTCCGAACCGTAGTCGACGACCATGTTTGTATAAGGGATACCAGAGCCATCATCAGCCAGAGTAACTCCACCTGAAGTTGGGCCTGTGCGACGGTCACGATAGACGACATTTCCTGCCTTTGCTATAAAGAACGAACCCGGCTCGGAGCGAGTAATAAGACGAATGTAGTCAAGAGCATTGGTAGATGCGGCGATGGTGTCGGCTCCCAGCTCCATCGCGCCCGTCTCGATGTCACGCTCTGTCAGGGGCCAGTCAAGGTCTGGTAGCGAAAGAATGGTATTTAGCCTGTCTCCTGATTGCTGAGCTGTATTTGTGCGTTCGCTAATGGTCTGGTTTTGAAAATAAACCAATGCATCAGAGCAGGCCGCAGAAGCCGTTGAGTCGCCGTTCGGTTCGTAGTTCAAGTTCCAGTCGTCGATTACGCCTGTGAACGCAACTTCGCCACCAGATGAAATACGAATCTGTCGCTTGGGGATAATCTGCCCGAAGAAGGGTGAGCCAGAGAACTCAGGGTCAAAGGTCCTGTCGTTGTTGTTGAAGACGACATTCGCAAGACCAGCATCGTATTGGTCAAGCCCTCGGTCCTTGCCTCGCTTTATGGCTATGGACTTTACAGAATCAGTCACGTCAAAGAAGATGGTTCCTGCCAGCAGGTATTCGGTATTGTCGAGCTTGCCCTTTACGGGGTCGTCAAGGATAAAGTAAGGACCGAACCCACTCGAGAGAATGTCGAAACCAATTTCGACCAGAGGTGTTGGGACGGCCATTAGAGAGCAATCACCTTGATTCCCCTGATGCCGCCACCAAGAGAAGTGTAACGTTCAACTTCTTTAGCAATAACTTTACCCACCATTGCCGGACTTTGAGTAGTGTCTGTTTTGACATTTACGTTTACGACCGGAGCCGGAGAGGTGGTGACGACTGTCGGTGCAGTCTTGGGAACTGGCATAAAGCTAATGACTTCACCCTGAGGTCCGGGTGTCGGGGTTGTTACCTGAGGTACTGAAGGCTGGTTGGCCGCGGCCGCAAGCTCGCGGTACTTGTCAATAATGCCGTCGAGCTTTCCGATGAACTGGTCGATGGTTCGCTCCATGCCACCAAAGCCGTCTTCCATCTCGGACAACTGCTCGCGAAGAGCGTTCTTGATTTCGACAACGGACTCGAGGAATTTGTCGTTAGCCTCGATGAGAGCTTCGTCAAGAATGCGAGCCTGCTCGAGCATAGCCTCTGACTGCTCCATGGTGGTTGTGGCGTAGAGGTCTTTCAGTGCTTGAGTGGCGAGTCCCTGTCGCTCATAAATTTGTTCCGCCAGAGCGTCCATGCCCTGATTAGACTCAATCTCGAGAGCCGAGAAGAGAGACTGAAGCTCGCGCTTGACGTCTGGAGTCGAATCGAGGATGGCACTTGCAAGCTCGTTACCGGTTTCAGTTCCAGCCGAGACAATCTGCTCGATAAACGTCTGAGAGAATCCCTGCGAAGCTAGCTCGGCAGAATTAGACAGTAGGGTCCTAGAGGCCCTGAGCTTGTCGCTAAGGGACTTTACTAGCCCCTCGACAGACTTATCCTCGTCACGGTCAAAGAGGCTAGAGAGGTTGACCTCGACCGCGCTACGGTAGGCGTCACGCAAACGGTTCTGCGAGGACTGGATAATCCCCTCAAGACGAGTAGCAAACTCCCTTTGAAGTCGCTCGACGTTGTCGGCGTAACGCTCGTTAGCGTCCATGATGGTCTTGTTGTAGGTCTTTTGAGCGTCAGCAAGACGCTTCTGCGAGTCCTTGATGAACCTTTGAGCCTGCTCAAACGCTTGTTGCTGTTTGCTAGGCCCGGTGAAAGTCGGTGTGAGGGCGTCGGCAATTGCCTTAGCTCCGCGACCCGAAGCTTCTCCGGTCAAGATTCCCATGCGTGCAAGGCCGTATTGCCTTGAGGCGTCGTTTAGTTGTTCGGTCGCATCCTTGGTCGCGTTTAGTTCCGCACGAAGACGGTCCATCTTGATTGAGTTGAAGCGACCTAGCTCACCCGAAACCATGTTGGCCGCACCTGCAAGCTTGAGGTTTGCGTCTCGGAGGTCGTCTGTCTCGACGTTGTACTTGTTAGCGACGTAAGAGTTCTCGCGGTAGGTGTCAGCAAGGTTCTTCTCTGAGTACTTGGTCTGGTCAATCTGAGAGCTTAGTTGTCGATAGTTCTCAGTGGCCTTGTCGACCTCACCGTTGTTGGCTATGAGAAGTGCCGTGAGACCTGCCACCGCAACTGCGGCCAAGCCCCATGGGTTTGCTAGCAGGGCAATCGTCAGACCCTTGGTGTAGGTAATTGCGACAAGAGTCGCAGTCGCGTAGATTCCAAGTGCGGCCGTTGCAACCCCTAGGCCAACTGCCAGCTTCCCGATGTTGTCGATGTTGTCGACGATGAGGGTAATGAAGTCAGCAACGGACTCGATGAGTCCCTCCCAGTCAACCTTCTTGACTGCCTCTGCAATCTTCTCTCCGATGACCGGCAGTAAGTCTTGAATGACCGGAATAAGGTCACGCAAGTAGGGCGTGAGAATCTCACCAATTTGAATACCAACGTCAACGAAGGCGGACTCCAAAAGCTTCAACTGCGAGTTGAAGGTATCGAGTTGCTTGTTGGCTACCTCGTCAGTGAAGCCAGAGGCCGACCGGAGGTTGGTCTCGTAGCTCTTGATGGCGTCTGAGGTTCCAAGCAGGGCGAGAATCGACTGGACCGAACGGTCTGCAAAGCCCATTTGTAGCAATGTAGCCTTAGCGGTTTCGTCGCTCATTCCCTCGAGGGCGTCCTCAAGGTTCGCAACAATGTCACCAAGGTTGCGCATCTCGCCGTTAGCGTCGAATACAGAGACGCCGAACTCGGCAAAGTCAGCCTTGTTCTTTATGGCCTTGGTCGAGAGGTCGCGGAGAACGATGGAGAGCTGAGTACCGGCCTCTTCGCCCTTGATGCCTTGGTCGGCGAACGCGGCAAGAACCGCGACACCTTCTTCCATGTCCTTGCCTAAAGTACGGAGGGCAGGTCCGGCCTTGGTGGTCAGCGATGTGGAGAACTGCTCGACGGTTGCGTTCGACAAGGTGTTTGCCCGGACCAAGACGTCCGAGACCTTTATCATGTTCTCCATGTTTGCGACTGCGTCGTCGCGGATAGTTAGACCTAGTGCGCTCTGCGCGTCAGTGAGCAAGTCGGTTGCTCGACTCATGTCGAACATTCCAGCTTGAGCAAACTGCGCTACTCGAGGCAGGGCCGCTACGGATGCCTCTGCGTCCAAACCAGCGGACGCTAGGTAGAAGAATGACTGCGCGGCTTCTTCGGCACTGAAGGTTGTAGCCTTAGCGACTTCACGAGCCGCATTAGCCATGTCCTCTTCCATGGTCTTGGTGAGGTCACCCATGATGGCCTTGGACTGGGTGAGGGCCGCGTCAAACTTTGAGAACTCTTGAACGGACTTGACGGCCACTGCGGTCATGGCCGCGCCTACGGCGGCCAGTGCAATGCCGGCAGTCTTAGCGAGACCACCAAGTTGTTGTTCGGCTTGCTTTAGACCGCGCTTGTCGAACTCAGAAACAATCCGAATTTTGATTGCCATTAGTTAACCCTCTTTGTCGTCATTCCTACTTCGGTAGCCAGCTTTTGAGAGACCTTTAGGTTATAAAGCTCTGCCACCTTGAGAACCTTTAGTTCAATTGTATTCTTACGGTTCATGACCCTCTTCCAGAGGAAACGACCGGGTCTACCGTAGGTCTGAGTAAGTCGTTCGTTGAAGACCTTGCCCTGACCAGCATAGATGTAGGAGTGGTAGCCAACGCTTGTGCTTCCCCAGCCCTTCGACACCGGCCTTGGAGCGCGACCACGGTCGATGCCAGCAAGCTCGGCGTACTCGAAACCAACCTGAGTATCGAGGCCCCCATTGCGACCTTTACCTTCGATGAAGATGAGGTCACGAGGACGAATGCTTGTGCGAACCTTTACCTCTACTCCGGACCAAGCGGTGCGTCCATTGTGGAACATTCCGCGCATTCTGTTCTTCAAACTTGAGCCGACGGTTGAATTTATTTCGCCCTCAATCGGCTTGAGAATTGGGGTTAGCTCGGAGTTCATGCTTTTCTTGAACTGGCTGTATAGGTTCTTCTCGTAGACCTTTAGCTCTCGGAGTACCTCGGCATTGCCGATTAGTTTGCTTTTCTGCATGGCACTCCTTACCCACTCAATTCTACCAACGAGAAAACCCTCCCCGAAGGGAGGGTCTCTGGTTGAGGCTTAGGCGGCGGAGCCGTATCCAATTTTGCCCTTTAGGTACGTGTCGACCTGTCGACCCATGTCTTCAATTGCGTACTTGAGGCTCTTTGGGTCCATTTTGTCATCGCTTCCATCTAGGTCAAGTCTGCTGATGCTTATTTTGAACGCCTTACCCTCGCCTTCACGACGGGTAGCGTGAATTGCAATACGGTTCCATTGAACTATCTGTTGCATGAGATTGCTTGGCTTGTAAAGGTCGCTGTTGTAACCGCTATTTATTTGAATGTCCACGAACTCGAGCGTGCTAATAATTTCCCTTTTAATTTCTACTTTCAGTCCTGCGCTCAGTGCCTCGTCGACGATGTCTTGTAGTTTCTTGGTTAGCATTTGGTGTTTCCTTTCCTTGTGGTAGTTACAACTATACACAACAAGAAACAATAAGCAAGCATTGTTGTAAAGGTTTTTGTAAAATTTTTGTGCAAGAAGAAACCCTCCCCGAAGGAAGGGCCGTCTCTAGTTAGGCGGTAGTTGCGTAGGTACCAGCCAGCGGTGCATGGGCCAGA